CCTTACCGTCGACGTCGCCGTTATCGACGAACACTTCACCGAGCGGCCAGACGTGATCGACAAGATCGCCGAGCGTCTGCAGTCCTGATCCGAAATCACTGCCTGTCGGGGCGACCGCGGCATCGACGGCGTCGAGCAGCGCGTTCATCGCCGCGCCAGGCACATCGTCCGGGTCCATTCCCGACGATGTATAGATGAAGACGTGATATTTGAGCCGCAGCACGCCAAGCGCGCCTTGCCGCTCTCTCTCTTCGCCGGTCTTGAGCATGGTCAAGAACGGCATGTTTGTTTCGTTGACCTGGTCCCAATGGATGAAGCGCTGGCTGGATTTTGCGAAGCCCGGCACAGCCTCGATGAGAGCAAAGAAGGCATCCTCGATCTGCGCGCGCGTCGTCATCGGCATTAATCTCCGTTGGCGTGCGATACCGCTTCGTCCGCGGCGGCTTCAAGGGACGCGGCGAACTCCGATTTCGTCGGATCAAACGCGCCATGGATGATGTCGCGCGGCGCATAGTTTCCGCCGGGATGATGGACGCCGGCGAAAAAGAAATTCTTGCCGCCCAGCATGACCTTGAGCGCCTGCGCCTTGTCCGGCAGGATCTCATGAGGGCCGGTCCTGCCGCCCCACTCGAAGAGATTGGCGCGCGGGTCAGTCGAATAGACCCTGCCCACGATGCTGTTCTTGCGCTGGCTCAGAGCGAACCGAATCCGGCTGACGAACTTTCCGGTCTTGACCTGCAGCAAGGTCTCGGCGCGCGAGCGCGCCTCATCGACCAGCGAGCCTCCATAAGAAACAACAGCGCTGAGGATCGCCTCGCGCAACTCTTGCGGTAATTCCTCAAGTTTCAGATTTACCCGTGAGGCGTCGATCTTGACGCTGACAACCTCGTCGCTCACACCGGCACCACGGCTCTGTAGGGATCAAGCGACGCCTTGATGAAATCCGGCACGCCCTTGAGCGAATAGGCCGACGTCATCTGTCCGCTGACAGTTTGCGACGATTGCCCGATGTGGCTGCGGTAGCGATAGCGCTCGGCGACCCATTCGATGCAGGCGTTGTTCAGCGCGGCTGGAACAAAGCCGTAGGACAGAAAAACTCCGGTCGTCACATCGGCGGCGTTGAGCGTGTACGCTGCATTCCAAGTCGGCGGCGCATTATCAGGCGATTGCGTCAAGGTGAGCTGATACTGTCCGACACTTGGTGCCGCGTTGGTCTTCGTCAGTGCCATTCCGTTGGCGTAAGCCACGCCCTGGTCGCTCGCCCACGGCCCATAGGGCGCGGCTGGTGTATAGCTTGCCGCCGAGATGGCCTCACCCGTGACCTGATAGCCCGCCGTATAAGTGGCGACGACATTCTGTCGGCCGCCAAAGAACGCCCCGCCGCCCTGACTGCTGAGCGCGCCGCTTCCGTAGATGTCGACCGCCTGGATGCCGCCAGGAGGTGCACCATCCCACGGTTCAAGGAGGTAGCCGGATTGCGGCCAGGAGCTTCCGCTGCTCGGCACGGCTGCCGCAGGGATGGTAGTGTCGTCAACAAGCAGCGACGCGATCGACAGGACCGGAAACTGCCGCAGATAGAGTCGCCGCTTGCCGCTGCCGTCATAACGCTCGGTCACCGTTCGCGGCAGCACCGAGGGACGGTTGAGATAGCCGCAGATCGCGCCCGACACATCTGTGATCAGACGCGACAGGATTCCATCGTCACCGGCGCCAATGCCGCTTGAGCCGGCAAGCCACAGCTTGACGTCGGCGAGTTGCGCGAGATCGGACGCGGCCACGGCGTGTACGAACCGCTAGGCGCCGGTTTTCTTGTTGGCAAGCTCGTTCAACACACGGTCTTCGGCGGCCTTCACCGTCGCAGCCATGCCATCGACGTGAGCCTTGACCGCCTCGACCAAAGCGCCGGCAACGCGCTCATCGGAAAAGTCCGCTGGCACCCCGACGCCGAGATGCTTGAGCGACGCCAACGCGCCGTCGCGCAAAGCGGCCGTGCCCTTCGGGGTTGCCGCAATGACTGCCGGCTTCGGCGGCGCATCGATATCGATGTAACCGAACGACTCGACCAGATGCTTGCCGGTCTTGGCATCGACTTCATAGAGCCCTTTCTTGGGCTCGATCTCGCGGCCGTCGACGACGGGATTACCGCGACCTTCCGGGGCTTTTAAGCGCATCACGCATTCTCCTGTTTGGTCTCAGTGCCAGCGCCATCGGTACGCTGGCCATCGACCTTTTTTGCGGGATCATCGGAATTGGAACCGTCGCCGATCATGCTGGCGATAAGTGCGCCGAGTTGACCATCATAGTTTTCCAGATGCTCGACGTGGCGCTTGGCCTGCTCGGTCTTTTCCTCGATAGCGCCAAGCACTGTGTCGTAGCGCACGCCGATCGTGCCGATCGCAGCTTCCGCTTTCTGCGCGCGCTCGAGCCGCCCTTTGAGGGCGGCGAGTTCGATCGGTCGCTTTAATTCGCGCGGGGCTGTCGCCACTGGCGTCACTCCCAAAATCTTGCGTGCTACAGCGATCTGCGCCTGCCGTCCTTCGGCAATCGCGCCGGTCAACAGCGCATGCAGTCTATCGCCTGAAAGTTTTGCGCCCGAAGGCGTCACGTAGGGCGCCGGCGCGACGCCGCCTCGATCAGCGCGTCGGCGATATCATCGAGAGGTTCCGGCGCATCAGCGTCCGTGTAGCCGAAGGCCTCAATCAAATTTCGTGCAACGGCGTGATCGTCGATCGAATAGGTGCCGTCAGGGCTCGGCTCGATCTCGCGGCCGTTGACGCTCGGATGGCCGCGACCGTGAGGCGCTTTCAGGCGCATGGTGAGCCTCGTCGCGGGGGAAATGCGGCCCGGCTGTGGTGCCGGGCCGCTGCCGGGCTGTGGTGCCCGGTGTGTTCGGCAGCGTACTGTTAGCCGTTGCCGATGTTGGTGATGACCGCCATGGACGGCGGGAAATAGTGCTGAAGCACCTCGTCCGCATACACACCGCTTTCCCACTTGCGGGACTTCAGCGGCCACTGGATCTGGTAGTAGTCCTGCCGCGCCCTGATCTGGAACACGTTGCCGACGCCCGACATGGGATACGGCAGCCGCTTCGACGTCATCAGGATGGTGCCCGCCGGCATGTTGGGATGGATGCGGATGTTGAGCACCTGTCCGCCGGCCAGCGAGAACTTGTTCTTGTAGGTCGACACCATGATGCCGCCGCCGATGTCGTCTTTGTTGGTGGCAAAGACGAAACGCTGCGCAGCCGTGGTGCCGCCGGCAAGAATCTTCTTGCCGATGTTCTCGGCCTCCTGGGAATTGACCCAGATGGTATCGGGCGAGAGCCGATAGTTGTCCCAGCGGTTTTTCAGCGCCAGGTCGATCTCGACGATGCCGCCGGCGTTGTCGGCCGTGAGCGGCGTGCCGGTGCCGGCAACGCCGGTCGCCTGCGAAGCGACATAGGCGTTGGAGCCGGGCTTGAGCGCCTGGGTGAGCAGGCCGTCGAAGGCCAAGTTGTTCACCGAGTTGTCGTTGGTGCCGAGCGAAGCCGCCGTCTGCGTCCCCGCAGCCGCGGCCGTGATCGACACCGAGTTGATGGTGGTGATGGCACCCAGCAGCTCCGAGCCCGCCACGCCCCAGAACCAGGCGTAGCCCATGGCGCCGTTGATGGCCGTGGTCGTGGCCGACACCGAGCCGGTATTGCCGGTCACGGATACGGTGGCATTGGCGCTCTGCTTGCCAGCGCCACCACCGAACGTGTCAGACGATCCGTCGGCATTGACGCGGGTGATCGAGCCCTGAATGCCGCCGGGCACCGTACCGTTGACCACGCCGTCGAGCGTGAGCGGCACCACGATGACCGACAAGGTCTCGGTCGGCAGCGAGCCGCCGCTCGACGAAGCCGACAACACCGGCGTCGCGCCCTGGCCGAGCGCCATGGAGGTATCACCACCGAGGATCATCACCTCTTCACCGAGCATGCACGCTTCGAGACCCACCTTCGCGGCGATGCCGCGGATGTCGTCGAAGCCCATGCCGGCGTACTGCGCCTCGAAGTCGACGTTGGTCTCGATGCCGATTCCCTTGTAGGACGCCGAGTAGTCGGCATAGGTCACGGCCTGCACGCCGCCGCGATTGCCGACCGAGACGCCGATGCGCTGACCGCCGGTATTGATCCCGGTCACCGCACGCCAGTTGGCCTGGATGCCGCCCTTGCCGGGCATGCGCGGGGTTTCATTGCGCAACGGAGTCAGCACCGGGTAAAGAAACTTGGCGCCGAGCTCGAGATCGTAATAGTTCAAGCCGTCCGTCGCGGACGACGGCTGGGTGAACGTCGACTTGGCGAAGCCGAGCGGATCACCCGGAAGCGGTTGATTGTACGAGCGCTCGATCGAGGCAATGAAGGCGTCGATCGCGGCATCCTCCTTGAGCGACGGCAACCAGGTGGCGGCCGACTTCATCAGGAGATCTTTCACGGCGGGCGTGAATTGGACCTTGTTCATGGCGAAAGCCTTGTGTTGAGGTGGGCGTATGCGCGCGGCTGTTTCAAAAAGACGCGCGCGGTTCGCGGCACCGTCCCCGGCGGCCGTCGTCTTTTAGGTGCGGTGAGCCGTCCCCGGCTCGGATCAGAGAACTAAAAAAACGCTACGGGCGCGCCATCTTCTGCGCTTCGCGCACGGCGACGCTGGCGAGACGTTCCAGAGGATCGTTCGTTGTTGACGCCCCGCCGATCTGATCGGCGATGGCGTTGAAGTCTTGCGTCTTCTCGACCACGCGCAGCACTGAACTCGTACCCCTCGGCAGCGGCTGATCGGCGATCACCTTGACCATGGCGAGGATGTCTTCAAGCTGCTTGGCGAAGGCTTTGCGATCGGCATCGCGCTCCGCAGTCAGCGTCTTGACCAGCTTCTCGGCATCCTCGTCTTCCTCATCCTCGGCATCGCAGCAGTCGGGATCGAGGTCGACCAACAAGTCATGGGCTGCCTTGATCTTGGACTTGTCGGCCTTGGAGTGCTTGGCACCGGCCTTGGCGAGCGCACGGTCCCCCGCGAGCTTTCTCAAGGTCCCGATGACCGCCGCATTGGCAACCGCCTCTTCGGCTTCCTCGTCCTTCATCGCGTTGAGCACGATGTCGAGCATTTCGGCGGCGATGTCGCCGAGCTCGACCAACGCCGCACCGAAGCGGTCGCACAACTCCTTCGGCAGATCGACCGAATTACCGAAACTCCATGATGGCAGCTCGGCATTGTCCTCCATGCGCGACACGCCATCGAGCAACAGCAACAGGTCGCTGATCGACCACAGGTCGGCACCCTTCGCCAGGCCGCCGTCCCCGGCGACTTTGGAAGCATCCTTGTCCTTGGTCGAGCCGGCCCAATCGGCGGGCAACAGATCGGTCGCCTTGAGCGCCTTGGCGCGTTTGGTGATGTGCCGCTTGGCAGCCGCTTTGTTCTTGGAGCGGCCGTAAGCCTTGATGGCGTTTTCCAGATCGTCCTTGTTCTTGATCGGGAACGATCCGTCTTTCATGGCCTCACCACTCGAAGCCATGTCCTTACGCTCGTCGTCGCTGTAGTCTTTCTTTGCCACCGCGCCGTCCCCGGCAGGCGGATCGGTTTTGACAACAGTCACAGTCTTGCCCGGCTCGCCGGCATCACCGCCGGCAGGCGTGAGCAGTTTCTTGATGTCGGCCAGCGCGTCGAGCACCGGCTTGGCTTGTTTGGTTGCCGCCTCGGAAGCGTCGAGATCGACCAGCGCCTGGCGCAGCTCGGCTTTCTTCTTGAAGGTCTTGCCGGGTAGGCGATCGTTGATCCAGACCTGCTCGCCGACCTCGTTGTCATTCGGCGTCTCGATCTTGGCGATGGGCTGCTCAAGCAGCTTCATCAGCTCAGCGCCGGCAGCATCGATGTAGTCGCCGAACTTGGTTTCGTCGCCTACGGCTGCGGCCAGTTCCTTCGCCTTGGCGAAGATTTCCTCGGCAGTCGGCTTTTTCGGAGCCTCGACCGGCGGCTTGAACTTGCGCATTTCCGTCGAGCCGTCCGCCTTGATCATGGAGAACGTTGCGTCTTTCAGACACGGCGCATCGACCAAAGAGACCTCGACCGGCTCGGCCGTATAGCGCTGCTTGCCAGCATCATCCTTCCAGCGCTTGACGTACTTGCCGCCCTGCGAGAAGCCGGTGTAGACACCCTCTTCGACCTTGCCCCACTCGGCATCGTCGACGACCTTGGCACAAATCTCGATCTTCTTGGCGTCGTCATCGAAACTGATCGAGGTCAGCTTGCCGGCGGCGATGCTGCCGTGCATGGCGCGCAGATTGCCGAGCGACTTGCCGTCGGTGACCTTTTCGAAATCGCTCGACCATTTCTGATAAAGCGGCTTGGTGGTTGCGTAGTCGCAGACCTCGCCGGACATATCCTCGATCTCGGCCGTCGCCATGCCGTAGACCAGGCGCTTGGCGGCATCGACCTTGGTGATCGGGATGAAGAGTTTCAGAGCGTCCGTCATCAGTGTCTCCTTAGCCGGATCACCAGAGGATTTCTTGCGGCGTTTCTTGCGACGCCGCGAGGCGCCTTCGAGGTCGTAGTTCTGCAAGCCGTCAGTGGCGGATGCTGGCGCCGTGAAGGTGGATTTGAACATTGACGCCCTCGCTCAAGGAGCGGAGCCTGCGCCAATTGGCGCACCCGCGAGTTGTTTGTTAGCCGACAGTCTCTTCGGTCGCCGCTTCATGCTCGGCCGGCACAGTCTCAGACGTTCCGTCCAAAGGCGTCCCCGGCGCACCACCGAATGGCGACTTACCGATATTTGCTTCGATCGGCACGAAGCCCTGCGCGGTATAGGCCATGGGCTTGTCGGCGGCAGGATCCGTATAGCGCTCGAGCCCATCAATATCGCGAGCCTCGTTGATCGTCATACGCCCGCTTTTGACTTTCTGATCGATGATGGTGCTCTGCTTGGTCGGATCGATGTCCTGCTCTTCGAGCCAAGCCAGCTCGAGATCGGGAGAGTCCAGCTCGTCCGCCGTAATATCGTCGATCAGGTCCTTGATCCACTCCTTGGTCGGCTCCAGCCCTTCCTCTTCGGCTTGGCTCGATTGCTGCTCCCCCTGGGAGCGGTTCATCATCTTCACCGCCCATTGCGGCGGCACCGAAAAGGCGTAGCAGATGACGCGGGCCAGCCACTCGTCGAATTCGTTTTTCTGATCCGGTTCCTTGGTCTGGTGAATCTTCGCCGCCATGTCGCCGGGCACGAACTTGGCCCGCCGGCGTTTGCCGAGATCGCCGGTGAATTCCGTGTCCCAGTATTCCTGGAACTGTTTGATCTGCGGCACAGTCCAACTGCTCGGCACGCCGATCAGCGCATCGGGAATCGAACCTTCGGTGTAGTAGTCGAGCTGCCAGAGCTGCCGGCGCAATGCAATCTGCACGGTGAGCAAAATCTGCTGCACCGGCGAATAGCCGTAGACCTTGTGCGAGCGGAGATTGCGCGGCCGGTAGACGATATCGCGCGTCGAGTAGTTGACCGCGGGCAAGCCTTTGAGCACTTGCTGATAGGCCGGCGGAAACACCATGACGCCATCCGGCCCACGGAACGGAACCGGCGTCCTGCCCCAATCATCGATCACGCGTTTGATGGTCGAGCCATCGAGCTGGTGCAGCGCCATCAGCTTGCCCGAGCGGGTACGCTGGCAATAGAGCGTCGCCGCGTCGATGACGAACATGTCTTCGAGCAGCGAGCGTATCCAGCCCTTCCAGCTCGTGTAGCCGTCCGGCCGGCGAAGGAACTGGATCACCGCGTCGATGCGGCTCTGCATTTCCGCAGGCCGCTTGCTCATGCGGCGGAGTATCGGATCGCGCGGCTTGATGGTCCAGCGCAGCCGCTCGACCTGATCCTTGCGCGTCTCGATGACGAGGCGGAGCAAGTCACAGGCATCGGCGAACTGGCGCAGTTGGTGGAAGCCGACCGGCTCATAGCCGCGCGGCCTGGTGAGCAGGTTGAAGCCGGGCGGATAATCGAAGCGGCGGCCGGCGACGTCGGGCGGCGCCGTCGGCGCCATCGGATCGAGCGGCCCGAACCAATCGGCCCCCGTGCCGCGGGTGATGCCAGCGCTGGCGCCGTACTGCACATTGATCGCCATCGGATCGAGAAGCCAAGTCGGCTGGCCATTACCGCGCTGTTGATCAGCCATGGCTATTCAGCGGCTTGCAGCGTGCGGGCACCAACGAAGCTCATGACCGCATCGACCACATCGGACACCTTGAAGGCATCGACGCAGGCGAAGTCACCGCGTTCGCAATCGTGGTGCGTGACCTGTTTGGTGAGCCGCGCCGAGCAGCCGATGCAGGGCAGATCAGGCATCATGATCCGGCAGTTCCAATTCGGCTCACCATGACGCCAGAAGATATTCATTTGCGGAGGGCTTATGGTGAACAAACCCACGATCGGCGTGTCGGTTGAGGCTGCCAGCACCATCAGACCGCAGTCACTGCCAATATAGCAGCACGACGCACCAATGATCGCCGCCTGCTCGGCGGGACTATATTTGCCGCGCGTATCAATCACCCGATCCAGGCCGTGGTCGCGGCCGGTGCCTAGCGCGACGACCGCATAACCGAGCCCGGTCAGCCAATCGGCAACACTTTGCCAGAACGCGCGCGGGAGCGTGCGATTGCGCCATGATGCGGCCGGATGCAACGCGACGACATGCCCCCAATCAGCCAGCCCGATATCCGGCAGCGCGCCGGCGGCGAAGCGGATTGACTTGTCGCCTTCCGTGTTACCGAACGCATCGAGCATGTAGCAGTCGATGGCGTGGACCTTGCGTAGCCGACGCTCGTAGGAGCCGTTGAGGTCGATGACGCGATGCCAACCGTAGTTAGCGTCTTGGCAATTCGCGGCAGCGCTTGTCACGTCGGGGTTGCCGGCGAAGATTTGCGGATATTGCGTCTCGACGCAGATCACATCGGTTGAGCGAAGCTGTTGTCGCAGCCGATGGACGACAGGTGTAATCGCCAGTACATCGCCGAAAGCGCCAGAGCGTTTGACCAATATGCGAGTAGAAGCCGCATGGTGACGCGGTACGGTGCGACCTGCGCGGCCGGCGGCATACAACCGGCGCAGCAATTGATCGTAATGTGGATGGTCGAGGACGTAGTCAGGAGCATCGGCGATGCGGCCGGCTATATCGGCATCGGACAACACGGCATCCCAATTGAACATGCCATGAAAGCCGAACGGCTTGTTGGTGTCGCTGATCGCCCGCGTCTTCAGCGCCGGATTATCGATCACTGATCGCTCGATCGAAAATTGTTCAGCCACCTCCATCGGAGCAAATCTAAATCCAGCCTCGCGCAACAGCGACCCGTATACGCGGCAGATCGCATCATCTTCCGGCATAGCGAACAGATAGTTCGCGTTGTCCTCAGCGAGAAAATCCATCAACGTCCTGGACCGCAGCGAAAAGCCGCCGTTGCCGACTTCAAGTCCATCGCCATGCCAGCCCCACGGCGCGCCGATGTAGTCGTACTGCAGCCACGCATCGTCCCAGGCATCGGGATTGATGATCCAGGAATCATACTGCGCGATCAGCGCGTGCGAGGTTTTCAGATGATGAGGCACTGTGTACCACAGCACCTTCATCGCATCTTCGAGGCTTTCGCACTTTGCGATCGGAACCCAGCCGGCTTCCGGGACAAACCGCTCGTCCGAGAAAATAATAACCTCGCGAAAATCCGCTTTCGACATACACTCACGCGCCGCCGCAGCGGTCAGCTTGTGCGCGATGGTGTCGATGAAGACGAGGGTGACATCGGGGAGAGCGAGCTTTGCACGCGGCGAGATTCGGCCGCCCTGTACTGGCGCGCCTTGGCCTCTCGCTTCTGCTGGCGCGAGAGCTTGCGATGCATTGTCATCACGCGCACCCGGAACTTCAGCTTGTCGAACAGCGGCGCGTCCCGCGCCGGCCCCTTCACTACGATACCCATCGACCATCTCCGCAATCCGCGCTTTGATCTGCGCAATCGGCGCTTTCCAATTCGTCGCTTCCATCTGATCAAACAACTCAACCGATGAATACCAGGGCGCGGCCCCGTTGCACCAGCGCCAGCACGGATTGATCGGATTGAGCATGAAGCATGGCACACCCAGGGCACCGCACAGATGCACCATGGCCGTGTCGACCGTGACGACGAGGTCGAGCTTCTTGACGACCGCAGCCGTGTCGGCACAATCGGACAATCCAGCTGTCGCGTCCGCGACCAGGCAGTCGCCGCCGCAGTCGACGATCTCTTTGGCATGCGGTGCAAACTGCAGCGACCACAGACGCGCGCCGGGGATCGTGCCGAGGTCTAAAAGTTCCTCGACCTGCACCGAGCGCTGCCGGCTGCGTTCGCGGCCGGGAGATGCCGCCCATACGAGGCCCACGGCGAGCTTGGCGCCGCCGTCATGGAACGAGCTGCTCGTCTCGAACGGCGCGCACAGATAGGGCTTCGCTTCCGGCAACGTCTCGTAGCTCGGCTTGAGCGCGCAGACCGCAGAAATGAGCGGGCAGTGATAATCGGCAACCCGCGCCGCCTTGACGATGGCGCCGGGGCTATCAATGTCGATCACCTCATCAATGCCGCACTGGCCTTGCAGAAGACGACAGAGCAGCTTCGGCGCGGCGAAAATGATGTGCGATGCGCCGCTCGCTTGCTTGATCTGCGGCACGAAGCGGATGAACTGCAGCGTGTCGCCGATGCCTTGTTCGGCGTGGAGCAGTAGGGTGGGATCAAGGCGGCGCCGTTGTGCCAATAAACCGCCGCGCGCCCCATCGATACGCTCGCCTTCCCACTTCTGCAGCCCGCAATCCCACACGACGCTCTTGGCGAGCATGCCATTCCACCGGCCTTCCAGCAACTCAAGGCCGCGAGCGAGATCGCCGGATTTTAGGACCGCATGCGCAAGGTCATTGGAGCATTCCAGCCACACGCCGCCGCGGGCCTTGATCGCCCGCTCCATGCAGGAGACCGCTTCGCCGATCGGCCCGACGGCGTAGTGCAAAAGCCCGCGCACATGATCAAGGCTCGATGGCTCGGTGCCGTGCTGACCGGCTCGATCGAGCGCGTCGCCGCACTCGATAAACCGCTGAGCCCGCCATAGGCTCACGGCGAGATTGAGCCACAGCGGGCCATTGTCCGGCTTGAGCGCAAGCCCGCGCTTCGCCAACGCGATCGACGCATCGTAGCGCCCCGCACCGACCGCGATGGCGCTGAGATTATGGTAGGCATCCGCACAGTCGACGTCGCACGCGATCGCGCTGAGGTTCAGCGCTTTCTCGTTGACGCGGTCGCCGGCCTTGTGACGCTGGCCGGCGAGCTGCAGCAATGCTGCAGCCGACTGTGCGTTCGCAACTGACATCGAAAAGGCTCCCGACGCTTAGCCCGGATAGACGTAGGAGTAATCGAACTGGAATTGCTTCGAGCCGTTCGGCGCGGTCGTCGGCGCCACCAAGCCGCCGGACGCCGTCACGGTGCCGATCGTCTCGTCGGCGGGGACCGACAAGCCCAGGGTGCCAGCAGTCGGCGTGACCACCGTCTCCTTGGTCACCGCGAAATCGACGAAGCCCGGATCGACCGGCAACGCTAGCGTGGCGTTGGTGCCGACGATGATGCCGCCATTGCCGGCGCCAGAGCCGTAGGTTGGCGTACCGACAACTGCGCTGGTCAGATGCTCGACGCCCTTCGTGGTGTTGAGCGTCTGGTTGACCGCCGTCGGGCCGAACGCCAGCACGTCGGTTTGTGTGGTGCCGTCATTCGCCGCGTAGGTCATGGTGACCGTGCCGGCGGTCAGCGTCGACGTGCCGGGATTGACCACCACGGCGAGTTGGCGGGAAACGTCGGGCTGCGCCGCGATGGTCAGCGATCCGGCCGTGAGATTGGTGGAAGCGACGGTCACGCTGGCATTCGCGGTAGCAGGCGCGCCCGGCGTGTTGTAGCCGCGATGGACCGTAACCGCCCACTGGAAGCCGGCGTTCATCAACGCGTCGACATCGGATGTCTGCACATTAGAGATCGTACCGTCAGAGCCGATGGTATAGTTGACGCCGCTACGCCCTTGCACGATGCCGCCGACACCGGCCGGCGCGATCAGCTTGATAGGCAGGGACATTGCAAGTCTCCTTTAATTCGCGGCAACATCCGCGGCTGTGAAACCGTTGAGCAGGAGTCCTTCGGCATCGTCTTTGCTCACTACAACGATGCGATCGGCGCCGACGGCGTATTGCGCGCCGGACATGCCGTAGGCCGATGAGGTTTGAGGCGGCGCGCGCAAGCGCACGGTCGCGGCTTCCAGGGCGGTTGACTGCTTCGGCGCCATGGTCTCCGCTGCCGCCGCTCGGTAGAACTCGAGAAGTCCGTCTTTCAGATCCGGATTGAGGCTCATCAGATGAGCCGCATTGAACAGCGCCATGAGCGGATCGATCTTGCCAAAGCCGGCCTCCTCACGCGCAATCCGTGAAGCCGTCGAGGTGATCACGATCTTAGCGTTGCCGACGCACCACGCCAGCAGTTCGGAGCCGCAATGCAGGAAAGACCGATC